CGTAAAAATGGGCTCGATACATTTGACTATGTACAATATAGCGGGAATGTACTAACAGTAACTCGTAATCCTTATGGATTCATTAATACATATGGCTCGGATACTTTGAGAAAAGGAGGGTATAACGAAGTAGGTCAAGATAATAAAACAAAAACGAAAACGAAAAAAGAAAAAGGAAAACCAAAAAAAAGAAATACAAAGAAACGTAAATCCAAAGAAAATGAAGAACTGTTTGAAATAAAAGACGGAATTCTTATTCGAAAACCAGTGGAAGAAATTCCACTTGAATATGAAGAAACATTGGAATATGGGCACGAAGTGGAGGAAGACATTCACAAAGGTGGAGCAAATACAATTGGTGGTGCAAATGAATTGGAAAATTATTCAGGTGTGAGATTGGACGAAACTGGTAATATAAGCGACGACGATTTCCAAAGAGAAATTATGCGTATTTTGGCGAAAGAAGGAATTCGTGTCATGATACCCGAAGCACAGGATTTGAAAAAAGCAGCAAAAGAAAATGCGAAAACAAAAGCTAAAGCTTTGAAGGACGCGAAAGCTTTGAAGGATGCGAAAGCTTTGAAGGATACATTGGAAATTGACCAAGAACAAGTACCAACAGGTAAAATGCTTGTTCCGCCGACAAAGTACAAATGTTTGCCCGATGATTCGAAATCATTTTTCGATACTTTCGTCGATTCGACTGGAACAATGAAAAACGGCGATATGTTCAAACGCCGTATCTTGGGATTGGCGTCTTATTATCGCAGTTCGCAAGAACAATTGATGCCCCGGTTTATAATGACGGAAAACAATGAACCTTACCACAAAGTGGTCATTGACATGAGTGAATATCAGTTTGATTATTACTACAAAATACGCAAAGACGAGCTCGATAAAGACAAGACGCAGAAGAAAAAGAAGCCGACGATAAAAGACAATATTGAATCGAAAATATCGTCGAGTTACCGAATTTTCTCGCGTTCTGCATGCAATTTCGCGTTTCCGAATGAACATCCGCGACCGATGCCAGACAAGGCCGATTTCACCGAAGACGATATGAATGCCGTCACGAAAGATATGCGGACAAAACGCGACGATTATATCGAAGACGATGAAGGATTCAATGAAAATGCTGCGAGTATCGAGTCATCAGATGACAATGTGGACGAAGAGTCCGAGCCGACACAGACGTATTTGAAACGCATAGAAGAAACATTGGAGCAATTGCGATATGACCCGCTGCACCCGAAAGAGCACGAATTCTTGACACCCGAAGGTCTTGAAATGTACAGTCCCAAATTTTTGCGTATTTTGGAGAACATCCAAGATGCCGATAACGAGGGTCTACATATGTTGTATAGTCAATTCCGCACAGTAGAAGGTATTGGGCTTTTCCAACTTGTATTGGAGGCCGCCGGTTTTGCACATTTGAAAATTCGGAAAGCCGATGATTCATGGGAATTGGACGAACGTCCTGAAGATGTAGATAAACCGAAATTTGTGCTTTACACCGGAACGGAAACCAAAGCGGAGAAAGAGGTTCTCTTGAATATTTACAATAGTACATGGGATTTTATTCCTCCGGAAATGGCGGCAAAACTGCGCGAGAGAAGTGCCAACAATCATCGCGGTGAAATTGTCAAATTGCTCATGATCACTTCGTCGGGGGCAGAAGGCATCAATTTGCGTAATACCCGGTTCGTTCATATCACGGAACCTTACTGGAACAATGTGCGTATTGAACAGGTCATTGGACGCGCGAGGCGTATTTGCAGTCACCAGGATTTGCCGGAAGAAATGCGGACAGTGAAGGTTTTCATGTATTTGATGCAATTCACCGAAACACAGAAGAAGGACGATAAAAATACGCAAATCATGATTACGGATATTAGTAGAATGGATAATTCGACGCCGATAACGACGGACCAGTCATTGCTTGAAAGTGCGGTCATTAAACAGCGGTTGAATACGCAGATTTTGAAAGCGGTGAAAGAATCGGCGATGGATTGCAATGTTTATGTTGGCAAGAATAAAGAAGAGAACCTTGTATGTTATGGATATGGCAAAGTGATTTCGAACCAATTCGGCACATTTCCTACATTGGAAATGGACAAGGCCGAAAAAGTGGAACAATATGCTCAAAAGAAGAAATGGGTGGCCATTAAAATCACGGATGAGGAAACGGGTATTGATTATCAGATGAATAAGGCAACTGGTGAAGTATATGATTTAGATAATACGGATATAGTTGTGGGGCAATTGGTGAAATATGCGGCGCGTGATGAAAATGGGCGGAATATAGATAAATATAGGATTGATTTTTTGAAAGCTTGAATGAAATTATATGTAATATTGTATATAATTTCATGCATTTACGTTCTAATATTAGACAAACACGCATAATAATTTTGAGCAATCAATAAAATATGAAAACCTACATGTGTCAATTTATAAAAAGGTTCGACTACAAATATAAGTATCATCATAATATTTACAAATAAAAATGGTATAGCTATTTCAATAGGAGAATTCATTAATAATAAAGAAACATCATATACTATAGGCATCCCAGTAATTATATTGTGATTATTCAAAAAATTTATTTTTGTATTATCGATGAATAATTCCAAAATATTCAATATATTATGATAAATAGAAGCCAAATGCACCAATCCTGAAGTGGCTATTATTACTGAAAAATGAGGATTATAATAATAATTTGTTACTATTATTAAAAAACCCCGTAAATTGATACATATAGTATCATTCAAAAACATAACAATATTATTTTTATCAGGATTAATATATTCTTCTATTTTTTTATTATATAATCTGTCAAAAATATCATAATGATAAATATACGAGGATATGCTTAATACAGTAACGCCTACCATATCTATTATATTTTTTTCATTTGGATTATATGAATAAATATAGAATGCTACTGGGATATTTATCCAATGAATATACGAACATATAAAATGACAAATCTTTTCGGTATTTATATTTACAACTTTTGCAATTTCTTTGTAAACTATTTTATTTATAATTAAAAACCAATATAAGTTAAGTAAATACAATCCGTAACACGAAATTAATAAAATAGACGATAATAAATAATTTGTTTGTGAATAATTTTCAAAAATTATTTCAAATTTCGAATTATTATAAATAACTTCATAATAAAAATCAAAAATGCGAAGTTTGAAAAATGAAATGTAAAATAATATTGCGTTTATATTATAAATAATCGATTTTGTTGGTAACCAATATTTCAAAACGTAAAATATGGAAGATATTTCGGTTTTTAATAACGGATAAGAAAGCATAAATGTATGATTTGGAGATGCGTTGCAATATTTATTATAAAAAATTATACCCAATATGAAGATATGATGTATTTTTACATCATATTTGTCACTTATAAATAAATCTATAGCAGCATGTACTCCTACAAATGGAATTAATACGTCGAATGGTGTTCTTTCACTAATAGTGTCATAAGTTAAATTGTTTGAATAACAATGAATTGTCGAATACAATGATGAAATGGCTATGATAAAAAGAGAAATATTCTGTATATTCTCAAGTATGTTCTCTCGGAAATACTGCGAATGAAAAGCTGAATTCAACATTATTACTATTATAATTATTAATCTTTATACTATTGATTTAAAATTTTATTTTTTGTCAGTAGATATATTCATACTATCATACATAATATATTTTTGAAATGATAGATGTGCTTCATATAGACTTGATTTATCAACATATTGAATATTATTTTCTTTACAGTATTCTTTTACTATTTTTGAAACGACAGGATAATGTATGTTTGACATATTAGGAAATAAATGGTGTTCTATTTGATAATTTATACCGCCAAATATACGTGTCCACCACAAATTACCTGTCAAAAAATTACCACTATTTGATATTTGCATTCTTTCCCATTTATTTCCAATATATTTATTTTCTATTTTTGTTTCATAAGATGAATGGTTTGGATATACATTAATATAATAAAGAAGATTTACAATAAAAAAATGAACAAACGCTTGATATATTCCTGCATTATACAACAAATATATTTTTATAAAAATACATAATCTATCAATCCAATCATAATAAATTATATCTGGGAATTTTTTTTTAGAAAAATAATATTCGCCAGTGATTGGTAAAAGAGAATACAAAAAACTTTGACCTAACTGTTGTCCCGGCATCAATATATAAAACAAATTACAAATTATGTATTTATCTATTACATTAATTATGTAATTCGGAATTGAAAAAACGTATAATTCATTATCAGGGTCGTTCTCTAATCCAGTAAATGAATGATGATAATATACATGATGATAAAACCATGCATTCACATTCCATAAATACAAATTGTTGACTATTTTTGACGATAACAAATTAATATTTGGATTTACTGATATTCCATAATGAGAAGCATCGTGTAAAAAATTATAACTTATTGATGATTCGCAAATAGAATAAACTATTTGACTAATTATTTTATATAAAAAATGGATTTTTGATAAATAACACAAATAAAATGTAAATGTAGCAATTGTTATAGTTATAGTATTATTAACTATCCAATTTGTATTTGCTTTTATAGAATTTCGATCCGGAAATATTTCCTTTACTTTTTTTGTTAATTTTCTATAATTCGTAAAATCTGTAGTATATTTTATTGATCCTTCTCTTTCTTTTTCTTCTTCTTCTTTTACTTCATATTTTTGTAATGTCTCTTGAATTTGTTCTATATTTGAAAATGCATGGTATGTTTCAAAGAGAGCACTAATATCTTCCAGACCCTTTGTTCGTTCCAAAATAAATTTACCTCCAGGATGTTTATCTAAAAATATTGTGAGGTCATATTTTTTTCCATAAATGTTCCACATTTTATTATTATACAATATTTAATTTTTATGTTTTTTTCAAATAATATTCGTTATGTAAGGTAACTACAATAATATCTCTATTGTGTTGTTAATAATGGTATAATGTGATTCATGGTTATATCATTACATATAAAAGTTTTTATGTTAATTTTTATATTATTTTTACACGTTATCTACGACTATAGATGTCTTTTCATCTTTGTTTTCATTGAGTAATTTTTCTGCATTAACTTTATCTTTCTTGAATAAAATACGATTCATTGGATTGATATAACAAGCACCCATAGATAATATAAATAATCCGCCACCGGTTATACCACAATACATCATGACTTTTTGTAATTCAGTTTGCACACTATTTGCTAATACAATAGTAGTTCCCAATAGAGATACAGAACTAAATGTAATAAAACCCCATATACTGCATTTTATATTGTCTGACACTTGTAGGGTTGACATTACTGAAAATAAATACTTATTTTTATATTATTTTATTTTGTATATTTTTTGTATATTTGGAGAACGTTGTACATTGACATTGTAAAATTTTTTATACTTATTATATATAATGAAAAATCAAACAACCAGAAAATGGTCCAAAACCTACAAAAAAAGCATAAACTGCAAACGACCGCGAGGGTTCTCACAACGTCAACACTGTAAATACGGTAGACGAAAAACGCAAAAAAAATAAATGTCCAATAAAACAATAATCGAAAACGGAATTTAGTAAAGTAAAAAAGACATAAAAAATCCGATAAAAATATATCAAATGAATAAAATCCTAGAATTAGATATTGCCAACAGAGAACCTTCATGTGGATTCATAGTTATCGACAATTTCTACAAAAACGCCCAACAAGTCCGCGAATTCGCATTGTCCCAAGAATTCAAAGTCACCGGAAATTACCCCGGAAATCGCACAATTTCCTATGCAAATGAAAACCTCAAATCCATTATTCAATCCTATATAAAACCATTCGGCGGCAATATTACCGATTTCCCAATAAACGCCACTACATACAACGGCGCGTTTCAATACACGACATCGCGCGACAGGTCGTGGGTACATATCGACGGATTCAATAACTGGGCAGGCGTTCTCTATTTAACGCCGAATGCCCCCGTCACTGCCGGTACTGGATTCTACCGATTCGCAGATGGCGCCACATGCGAAACAGACATGAAATTGTTGGAAAATAAACCGGAAACAGACAAATTCAGTCAAGATATGACAAAATGGAAATTAGTAGATTCTGTTGGTAATGTTTTCAATAGACTCATTTTATTTAATTCGAAAAAGTTTCACATGTCAATGGATTATTTCGGCACAACCAAAGAAGATGGACGACTTTTTCAAGTCTTTTTCTTTTCGACTGAATTTTGATTGATACGATACAAACAAATTATTTGATTGTTTCAAATATCAAATAATTTCAGCATAAAATTACGCCATATTTTTCAATATAAAACGCCTTGTTTTTTTCAAGTCGTTCATTCAAACACGAAAAATCAGGGTCTCCCAATATCTCATTCAACAAAGCATAACCTTCGACGCCGCGATTTGTCCAATAACACGCCACCGACAATTCGTCATTCAAGTATTTCCCGTAATTGTATTTGTTCACAAAAAGCACGTATTTTTTCGTCACTTTTTCATAATTCATATTCTTCGCCTGTTTCAAATATGTATATCCCAAATCCGTTTTCGATTTATCATTGTAATATTTCCCCAAACAAAAATACGGTTCTGCCCTATCTTCAAAAAGTTCCATCGCCTTGTGGAATTGCATTTTTATCGATTTTTCATCGAAATCCAATATTATCATGCATTTTCCAATACGTAAATACGCCTCGAATTCCTCTTCTATCCACGTATTTTTCAGTTTCGTGTACAAAGTATACCATTGAATCGCCTCTTTATAATGCGCGCAATCCATGTAACTTTGCGCCGTGTAAAATACAGATCTTGAACACAAATCATGTTCGTCTTTGTACAACGTATCGAAAAACTGGTCGCGTAACTTGATAGCATCATTCAAATACTTGTTTGGATCAAATTTTCGGGCACCTCTTTCATTATTATCCACGTAAATATCTTTTTCCGTGAAAAAATTCGACGTCTTTATATTTTGTTTATCTATGCATTTTATAATATTGTGAGCAACGCCCAAATATATCCACTTTAAACGATTATTATATAAACTACTAGACAGGAATTTGAAACTTCCTCTCGTATAATTGAAATTGTATTTATCTTCATGCAAATTGTTCAACCAATCTTTATTGAAAGTACCTACAAGAAAATCGTCTGCATCCAAATGTAACACATAATCCGTTTTACGATATGCCCTCTCAAACATCAGCGTCTTGTTTTTATCAAATCCTTGCCATTCATCGACAAATAATTCGCCGGGAATATTTCTCTCTTTGAAAAATTCGGTGACGATTTCGCATGTTCTGTCCGTGGACCCCGTGTCACATACGATCCAATAATCGATGAAATCGGCGACACTTTCCAATGTCTTCAATATACAATGTTCCTCGTTTTTGCACATGGTGATGAAACATAGAGTCGGCGGCAATTTTGATACGGTGTCAAATGCAGATACAGTGTCAAATGCAGATACGGTGTCAAATGCAAATACATTGTTGAATGCAAATACATTGTTGGTGATTTTTTTCGGCTGCGACAACGAGTCTTCGAATGTATCGTCACCTTTTTCTGATGAAATATAATTATTCAAATTGTTGGTAGTATCGTCATCATTTGCGTCATCGTTTGCACAAATCTTTATTTGCACGTTTTCATCTTTGTCGAATGAAAAATTAACGGCTTTCATATAACATCCATTATTCGCAATTTTTTATATCTTCATTTGTAAAAATAGTATAGGATTTACAACTCAAATACATTCGTTTGAAATATTGCTCCAATTCTTCATTTGTCGTAGATTTATCCAAAGAATAACATTTGAATCTATCAAAATGGCAGTTCTCCAATGTATGAAACAATTTTTCTACATCTTGACAATTGTCCAATAAAATAAAATCATTTCTCGGATTTTCATACAATTCTTGAATCGCCACTAAATGCGTATTCAATGCCCCACTACCAACAATGCAAATTTGCCTATCATAATCTACATTTACCAATTCATTGCAATATTTATGTTGGTAATCCCCGCTTCTTTTCCACAATTGGCTATGTTTCCACATATATTCCTCGTTTTCATGTGCATCCTGCGTGTTCATATAGTCATTTATTTGATGTTTTTCGTAAAATATGGGGCGGATGAAATGCGGGCCTATACGGTTGATTTCGCCGTTTCTAATCAACGAAAAATTATTATTCGAATCGTTCATATATTGGACATACGCCAATTTCGATATTTTCGCCATTTTCGTTGTAAGTGCGGTTCTCAATAAAATCTCATAATCGTCGCAAATAGGCAAATACTCGGAATAATTGCCCGCTTTCATTAGCGCATCTTTGCGCCATATTCTCGGATGGTTCGGGCAACATACCAAATGACTCAATGTAATATTGTTGATATTCGGGGTATTGTATACAAACACCCATTTATCGCGGTATTTTTGGCAATAATAACTGCCATATCCTTTACAAATGAAATCGCCGTACTTGAAATTGTTCCCGTTCTCATATATATTTATGAAATCCATGTAAATGAATCCAACCTCGGGATTTGCGTCGAAATAATTGGCAGAATCCTGCAATGTATCCGGCAATATTTCGTCGTCGTGGTCCATTTCGAGAACGTATTTGCCTCTACATAAACTGATGGCCTCGTTTTTCACATTACCAATGTTTCCGCTGTTTTCACTGCGTTTATACAGCCGAATCCTCGCGTCTTTTACCGTTTTTTTCAAAAACACGAAATGCTGGTCGTCTGGCGAATCATCAATAATAACCCATTCCCAGTCGCACAGACTTTGGCTCAATATGCTGTTGTACGCCCTGACAATTTTATTGTATGAATTGAATGTGGTTGTGAAAATGGAGAACGTAGGACGCACAAGTTCTCTTTCCAATGTGCAAATTTCGATGAATTTGCGATTGACTGTAGTATTGAAAGATTCTACTGTTGGCACTTCGGTCATATGGGTCCATCGATATTCGACGATATTTTTTGAAAGATATTTTGAAAGAATTACCAACAGATTATTCGTAATCTGGGTTTGTTCGTCGTCGCCACCATATGTAAGCAAAAGTGGATAATTATTATTGTACAATTTATTTAATTGATTTTGATCGTCGGTTATGAAAATTGTGCAATTTAAATTGTCGCCATTTTTTATTAGAAATTCTTCGAATATTGCATTCGACGATTGTTGTTTGTAAAATATAATGAAAGGATATTTCATATGATGTATTAGACAACCAATTATTTATATAATATATGAAGTATATTATATAGAATGTATTTTTGTGGACCGACGGTTGTAAATCTATTGTTGTCAATGATTTCCTTGTTTGTTATGATTGTTTATAAAAGTGGATGGTTCAGTGTCCTTACAACTATTATATGGATAATTGTTTGGACATTATTATTGAATTATTTGTGTATTATTGGATGGAAGTCTTTAGCATGGGTGTTAGTATTATTACCATTCATAGTGGTTATCATGATGATTCTATTTTTCATTGAAATATTCGTTTTTGCACAAGTAAACGGAAATTGGAGTATGATAACAACACCCATGCCAAATTATGATTATAATTATGATTATAATATCAGATGAAATTCAGAAGATTGTTAATGTTGCGCTGGAATTGTCATGACATCTGCGCCACATTTAGCTTTTTGTTGCTTGATTTGAAAACATGTTCCTGTCGCATCTTGGTATTGAATTGAATCAATATTATCTGGTTTGGGATATACATAAATAACTTTTTTTTGATCGTCAAACACATAGACGAAAAAGAATCCTACAGCTAAACTTGCAATAAATATGGGGAAATTTATATACTTTGAAATAGAGAACTTCATCATTACTTTATTATAAGTTGACAAAAAAAAGTATCCCAAAAAAATATTTCATTATTTCTTTCCTTTTGTCTTCTTTTTTTTCGATGATGTCGACTTTGTTGTTGTAGTAGGCTCGTTTTCTTCGAGCCAATCATCGACTGATTTATTGTCGACTGATGATTTGTTATCGAGTGATTTGTCCACCTGCAATTTGTCCACCTGCGATTTGTCCACCGATGATTTATCCACCGATGATTTATCCACCGATGATTTATCCACCGATGATTTATCCACCAATGATTTTTTTGACGGAGGAATAACTAATTCCGGAATGCGCATTTCAGGTCGTGTGCTTTTCTCCTGTTTTTCCTCACCTTCCAAATTGAACGTGTAAGTATTTTCCCCCTTTTTCTCTAAAACAACACCCTCGTTCGCCTTTTTCTTATCCAGCTTCGACCGCATTCTCTCTTTTTGCGAATATTGCGACGACATTCTTTGCATAGCATTCATGTCAAATTTGCCGCCTTTACCACCCGCCATTGCACTCAAATTACCCATATTTTTCGTCAAATTTTTCATCATTTCTTGAAATTCTTTTCCATTTCCCATCCCCTTCATTTTTCCCATAAGTTCACTAGCCTCTTTCATAATTTCCTCTTTCGATATTTCCCCGTCCTTCATTTTCGACTCCAACTTTGACCCCACTGTTTTCAAAAGATCCATGATTTTCTTCGGATTTTTCATGATTTTCTTGAATACGTCTTGTGTAGAATGAATGTCGGATTGGTCATTACCAAACATACCCATGAATTCACCAGACATCTCCTCTGCCAACTCTTTTGCCAGTTTCCCAATTTTACCATCAAAAAGACCCTTCAAATGCTCATGTAATCCCGCTGCATCCGGCATGTCTTCAAACGAAAATTCGGGCATTGAATTCTTGAATGATTCAAAATCACCGCTATTTGCGTCACTAGTCGCACCATCATCACGACCACTAGTCGCACCATCACCATCACTAGTTGTACCAGTCGCACCTGTTTCCATTGATTTGAAAAAATCCGTCAAATTATCAATGGTTTCCGTTAATTTATTTTGCAATTCATTTTCATCAATTCCTTCGAATAAATTCATCGTTTCTCCGAACCCAGTCTTGTCTTTGATACCCGACATTATGGTAATCAAAATCAACTGTAAGTACTTCCACATAGCTTGCTTCGTATTTTCACTAATACCTACAGCATTGAATAATAATTTGAAATCCAAGTTTGGAAAAAACTCGGTGTTCACTAGCGATTCACTATCAAAAATATCTTCGTTTTGATACAAAATGTCGAAAAAACGTTCTGGAAAAATACCTAAACAATAACTATAAATACCTTCTTCAAAACCTTTTACATTCAATTGTTGAAAAATATCGATGTATTCAGGGAACGTATTGATCAAGTCGGACAAAAAATCGTGCAAAATCGACGGAAAATTATCGGGCATTTGAGGCTTTGGCGCAGTTTCGTATTCTGATTGCATAAATAATATATTTATTTATACAATTTTTTTATATATTTGTTCGCACTAATTCTTTTATTCTTCTCCATCCGGAATAGGCGCTTTTATTTGCATACCAAACCACGGTTTCAATTCCAATTGTTTATATGTACGGTCAGTATGCAGAGGATGGTCGATTGGAACTACTAAAGTACTCTTGTCTTCCAAGTATCGCAAATAACCGACCGCTTCATTATATACTGTTGGTACTGCATAATCAAGAACGTATTTATTCAATGTCTCGATTTGTTCGCGAATTTTATCGGGCAAATGCTGGGCATGTTGCAGATAAGTACTGCGCATCACGATTTTGAGATGGTCGATATTTTGAGGCGGAACGACAATTTGTTTTTCGCCAGACATGTTGAATACACCAGCACGTAATCCGTTCTGCAAAATTTGTATATTTGCAGCTGAAAAGAATGTTTTAGACAATATATTTTTCTCCAAATCATTTCCGGAAAGGGCAGAATCGTAATTCGTCGATTTATTGCGAATGGCAATACGTTCTTGCATTTTGAAAACTGCATTTGGATCAGGTTGACTAATGATATCTACTTGACCGTTGTATCGTCCTCTTCCATTGTCATATGTTTTTAAATCAGATGTCAAAAATGTTGTTGAAGACGAATAATTCATAGTTTATTATAATAATATAAAATTAATTTATAAATAATCGGTAAATGTCTAATTTAATGAATTCATTAAAATCACTCTCATCAAAAGTAAAAGTACCAGATGTTAAATCATTATTATCAAAAAATATAGGAAATATAGCTTCTACATCAATAGATGCTGCAAAATTATTACCAGATACAGTAGATGTTGAATCATTAAAAAATGTTGCAAAAGAATCATTATCAAATACGGGTGTTGAATCATTAAAAAATGCTGCAAAAGAATCATTCTCAAAAATAGATTCTAAATCATTCGATAGTGCAAGTGCAAAAGCAAAAGAATTATTTAATGGAGTAATACCACAAAATATGAATGAATCAATATCAAAAGTGCTCAACACTCAAGTAGCACCACCAAATAATGTAGTATCAAATTCAGTACTACCAAATTTAAATAAAAATTCAGAACAATCGCAAGATTTAGGAGCTTCTTTATCTGAAATAAAATTACAATTACCAAGTTCTGTAAAGGATACTTTGAAAAAAATGGATATTACTACTTTTAGTATTTATGCTTATTTGTTTTTAATAGTGGGTCTTTACATTTTATTCGGGTTTATTTTAACAAATTGTGTCTATGATAGTGCAGTTAAATTATATTATGTATTTGAAGATACTGGAATATTTGCAAAACCTACACCTACACCTAAAATCGAGATTAATGTACAGGCTGCTGATACAAAATGTGTTCCACCAACTGAAGAAGAATCTAAAATACCTCATCCACAATAAATATTACCGAAAAAATCTTTTTGATAAAGAAAATTAGGATGTTTATAATCTACTAATAATGTATATGGATTTTTACACAATTGTTATTATAATTGCCGTTGTATTATTAATATTATCTCTTACTGCAATCGGATTGATTGTCACTAATGCAAATTCTACAGCAAAATTTCCTGCATCATATAGTAGTTGTCCTGATTATTGGAGGTATAATGCAACAGATGGTACATGTAGTTCAATTAATAATATAAATATTGGTAATCCTATTAATGGTTCATATATTTATTCTCTCACACCAAAAAAAGATGTGTGTGAAAACAAAAGGTCAATTGATAGACGCAATATTTCATGGGACGGAATAAGTAATTCAAATGTAGTATGTACATAATAATAAAATTCTCTGCACTACACATATTGCACCACCCATCAAAAATACAAAATATATTTCATCAATCAAAAATAAAAATATGAAAATGCAAAAATATTATTGAAAATATACATTATGTAATAATATATAAATGAATTTTGAAATTTTAGTAATAATAGTTGCACTTGTTATTTTAGTGGTTTCTCTCATTGTTGTATTTTTCAATTTAAAACCTCCTGATAAATCTTTTCCACGTTCATTTACAAATTGTCCTGATTACTGGAAAGTTAATCCAGAGACAGGCAATTGCATTATTCCTTCTAAAGACATATCAAACGCAAATTTAGGAAATTTAGCAAATGATGGAAAAGGCACTCCAATATACATATACAATTATGGAAAGAGAGCTGAAACTTCAACACTTACAAATAATGATGATAATAAAGGAATACCATACAAAGAAAATGGATACACAGTTTATGCTTACAATGATAAACCACCTAAATATGATATTCCACCATTTGCTTATTACAGCATGGCAAGAAATACCGTTGAAGAACAGGATAAATTAATGCTGAATGTTATTAAAAGAAATGAAATCAATTTCAATAGTCCTCTATGGTCCCAGTATGATGGTGGGGGTTCAAGCATTTGTAAAATAAAAGATTGGATAGAAGAAAATAATATATCATGGGATGGATTAAATAGTTATAATGAGTGCAATTAAGAACTAACTTCGTTTATGATTCGGTCGTTTATACTTTGTAGGTCGTTTATACTTTGAAAAATCATAGTATAAAATAACATTTTTTGCTATCATTTTATAAAAGTACCAACAGATAATATTATACTGTGTAGGCAATAACCCTAGGTTCTTCATTTCCATATGCAAGTGAGTAATCAATACGGTTAAAATCCAGCGATTTTTGTATCAAAACTTTGATCGGTTTATTTTCGGTTCCTGATACTTCGATTTCTTTGAATGGATATTTGAGTTGATCCAAATTCTTGTATTCAGGTAATAATTCCTGCATATAAAAAAGCATGATGTCTGAAATCGTTTTTTGAGAACCTGCACCAACTTCTACACTAGTTCTCTTGTAATCTTCGATCATTTTGCGCATGATTTCTTGTAAATTGAATATTTTGATGGATTTGCTTTTTATTTTTTCGCTCGTTTGTTCGTTGAAAAAAAGGTCATTGTAATCTTTTTCCAACGATTTGAAATAATCCGACATTTCGTTATATTCTTCAATGTTTTTCTTGAATACTTTCACCGCCTTTTCTTCCGTTTTATAATAATTGAGCAAACTATCCATTTTTATTTTGATTATTTCTTCGCGACTTTCTTGCATCGTATTTCTGAAAAACAGTAACATCTGTTTGATATCTTTGTAGTAGTCAGCGTAAATTTCAATATTAAGATTACACGGGTTTTTGTCGTCGCCGCATTTTGCTTTATATGTGCGGTCTTTGCATGTAAATACTGTATTTACTGGCCTATCACAATAAACACACGGCATTTTGGTACTTTCCAATAATTCGCGTATTTGTTTTTTCGACGTTTTTTTCGAACGTTCTCTTTCATAGATTCTTGTTTTTCTTTCCCTTTTATTCTCGTCATATGTGTTTTTCAGTTCAAAATAATTGCGTATAGCTTGTTTGAATTCGACGTTTGGTCTAGATTGTTTTTCTGGTCCATCCATTTTCTTGCGGATTTCGAGTGCAGGATTCGATTCCATCGTGAAATTCTCGATCGTGTCTTCTTGGAAATTGGTAATAGAAAGCAGAGGATTGCCATTGCAATTGAGGGTTTTCAATACGTCCATTCCGTCGAGATTCAATTCAATCAATTTGTTATTTTCGCACAAAAGTGTTTCAATAGTGGGAGACAATACAATACTTACAAGTTGATTATTCGCTACATTGACGGTTCTCAAATTTGGCAATGCCGATAAATCCAAATTTTGCAATCCATTTCCAGCCGCGTTCAAATCGATCAATGATTCGGGTAAATCTTCTAAATGTGTCAACAGATTATTCGCAATGTCTAGGCGCGTGATTTGTTTGGGTAAATTGCGAATGCTCGTTACATTACCGGATTCGAAAACAATGCTTGTGACATTATTGAAACCGCATTCTGCAATGATGCCGAAATCGAGGTCGCCATTGAGAGGTTCTTTGAAAACGAGATTGTCTACTGTTGGTAAAAGGTTCTCCAATATGTCCAATAATTCGCGCTGACTTGTGGAAGTTGAACTGTCTTTCAATATATTTTGACGTTTTTGTTCAATAATATTCATTTAGAGTATTGGCATAATTTTTTTGAGGGTTTTTTACTTCCCATTTATCTATCAATAAAATCCAGGTAAATAATATACAATGAATATTGTTTTTCTCTTTATTTGCGCCATTTTGTTTTTCGTTTTATCGCCTGGAGTTTTGTTGAGACTTCCGCCAAAGGGCACGAAATATGTCGTTGTTGCAACACATGCTCTTGTGTTTTTCCTGGTTCTCTATTTGTTTGGAGATACATTGACCAATAATATTTTGCGAGTGTTTATGTAAAGAGTACCAACAGAACAATATTGACTTTGGTTGAAAATAATATAGTATTATTTTCAATTATATATATTATTAATCCAACCCTATGGAAGCATTCGATAGTGATAGTAGAATGTTGCGAATGGTAAAGATGATGAACCCTTGTAAGGAATATCCTCCAAATTTGGGGAAATATTGGAGCGAAGAAGAGGAGGGGGCATTATTGGAGGAATTGGGGAAAGATACAAGTATTGAAATGATAGCTGCGAATCATGCGAGAACCGTGGGTGGAATTACGTCAAGAATCAGATACATAGTAAATAATTTGCATAGTAAAGACATGTCTATTGAAGAAATTTCGCATATCGTAAACAAAAATATAGGAGAAATACAAAATATAATTGATAAAAATCGAAAAAACAAAAACGATTTTTCAAAATCAAAAAAAGAAAATGTCAAAGAATTTTCATTGGAAAATGAAATGAAGGAAATGAAAAAAGAAATCAAGGAAATGAAAACATCCATAAATGAATTGATTGAAATGATGAAAGCCGTTTATGAATTTGAAGATTCATAATTGGTGACTTGAGAACCTTTCTATCAATTCATTTTTGTTAGTAGTATTGTCGTTATATATGTACCATTTCTTTTTTTTTGCATCCCATAGTGCGCCCAACTTTTTGGCTTCATCTTTTTTTGTAAAGGGGACATTGAGCCATACTTTTGGCCATACTTTTGCCGTCGTATAAGGACATTCTTGCAAGCCTATCGCCAAATTCGCCAATTTATCTGCCCCGTCATTGCCAATAGAATGAATATCGTCTTTGCCAGTATGTGCTTTTACATGTATAAATTGAACATTTGGCTTATCTTGGTACAATTCGTATGCAGTTTTTACCAATTCATGGTTCAATATATATTTTCCGTCTTTTTTTTTATACGCAGTTTTACTACATTTTTCACCGTATCTAGTACAACACCATATCGCATATTGCAAATCAGACACAATTGCGATGTGTTTTCCTTGCAAAATATCGGATTCGACGATGGAATATGCTTCAACAATCGCGCTCAATTCAGCGGTATTATTGGTCTGTTTTCCTTCTATTTTCCGGGATACATTCCTAGGGTCGTCGATTCCGAAAAAAACGCCTATTCCTGCGCTTGCATTGTGCATGCCATTATTGGAACATGCACCGTCGGTATATATGTAATATTCTGGGTATTCTGGATCATCCATTGTATTATTATGTTATTTATTATTTATAATTTATTATTTATATTTATTTGGTTCAGAGTACCAACAGAATAAATATTTCCTGTTGGTATTATACTTTTCATTTTCATATAAAGAAAATGTAAATTTATTACAAATAACTATATTTAGGTATTTTTGGGTATATTAAAAAATTGATTTAAAAATATTATATTATGTTACATATATAACTAAAAATGGGTAAATACAATTGCGAAAAGTGTGGAAAAGAGTTTAACCAAAAATCTCACTATACAACACATACTAATAAAAAAAATCCGTGTGTGGTTGAAAGTAAAATAAAAGAAATGATAGACAATGCTGTCAAAGAAAAATTAATTGAAATCAAAAAAACTTCACCAAGCGACATCATTGACAATATTGAAATTGTTTATGATAATAAACTCGTTAAAGATGTCCCTACAAAAAAAATACATATACCCAAACCGATTTTAAAGTGGGTTGGCGGAAAAACCCAAATAATAGATAAACTTATTACGGATTTTCCAGTTGAAATGAATAATTATCGTGAAGCATTTTTAGGAGGAGGTAGTGTTTTATTAACTTTATTATCTTATGTAAAAAGTGGGATTATAAAGATACAAGGTAACATATATGCGTATGATTTGAATGAACCATTAATTCATATCTACAAAAACATTCAAACACGCCATAATGAATTATATGATATACTGCAAACTATTATTACGGATTTCAACGAATGTGGAAATGGAGAAATAAATAGAACACCCACCAATATAGCAGAAGCAAAAATCGCAAAAGAAAATTACTATTATTGGATAAGAAGTGAATATAATAAATTATGCTTAACCGATAAAAAAAGTATATTAGGTTCTGCTATGTTTATATTCTTAAATAAAACTTGTTTTAGAGGTGTATTCAGGGTTGGTCCAAAAGGATTTAATGTTCCATACGGACACTACAACAATCCAGAAATTATAAACAAAGAACATTTAGAAGAAATACATAATTTGATTCAAGATGTACTATTTGAATGCTGTGATTTTAATACATCATTAACAATTGTAGAACCGAATGATTTTGTATATCTTGACCCTCCATATGCTCCCGAAACAGATACTTCATTTGTAGGATATACTGAAAATGGGTTTAACATAGAAAACCATACCAATTTATTTAAATTAATACATATTTTAACCGATACAAATAAAAAAATAATGTTAAGTAATGCTGATGTGAGATTAATACGTGAAAACTTTGCAGATGAAAAATATAGCACATTATCAATTTTATGTAAAAGGTCAATCAATTCCAAAAATCCAGAATCAAAGGCAAAAGAAGTTGTTATAAAGAATTATTGAACCATGTATCAAATGTTTCAAAATAATTTTCATCATCGCCAAATAAAACGTCAATATTACTTTCATTAAATATTGTTTTCAATATTGAATATTTTCTTTCGTTTGAAATAAGTTTGTTTTTCAAAAATACGCTTACGCAAAATCCATAAAACACTTCAAACTCTGCACCCAAAACTAATTCATACTCTCTTTTGAGCGAAGGTCCCGCCCATAATTTGGTTTCTACTGAACCCTCGACATTCTGTTCTTTCTTTTCTAATATTTTGATTACTTTTCTACCGCTCCTATATTCTATTATAAATGCCTCATCGGGACATCTAAACATATCAATATTGTATTTTTGTTTCATATACGTTTTCAGACCATAGTGTAATGCAAACACGATTGTTTTATCTTCAAATGTTTTTGATAAATAATAGTCATATACCTTCTTGGGTTTTTGGGTAAAACTGTGTTTAGTGTATCCCATTTCTAATAATCTCTCTTGATTATTAGTCTTTTCTTCAAACTTTTTTCCATGATAATTCGTATTCGCACCGCCAGCACCGGTCCCCTTATTGATGATTTTTAATTGCGTTTCTTGTGTTGCGTCGTTTAATTCACTCATCTGTAATAGTTACTTGTTTGAGTATTCAATTTCAACTTTTTTATTAATCAATTTTTTAATTTTTTATAAAACAAATTCATCAACATCGCAGACATTAACTCATACATTCAAATTGACAACCGGATCCGACAAGTGAAAATGTTGCTGCTCCAAACCACTATCGCGTCTTTCCGCCGTTATATCAACCATAATATCTCCTGAATCTGCCGGAACATTACCAACAATAAATGTTTCTTTGTCGCATGATTCACGATGCTTCTCCGTTTTTATTTTCATCAATTTCGCCACTCTCTTGTCCCGCTCCGTTTTCTCCTCTTCCATCATAATCGTAAGCAATATATTGGAAAGTGACGTTTTCCGTCCATCGAATTTTTTCTTGCATATTCCATTGAAATAATCGTTCCAATATGTACAACATCCGCAATCACTACCAACAACCAAATCATGTATTTCTGTTGGCACTGCCGACGCAGTCTCGTCATATATTCCGTTGTTCACTTCATTCCGCAATTTCAAATACGACGCGTGTTCTTCCATATATTGCAATTTGGTATCATCATACAAGTTCTCTAATGCTTTTTCTTTAATGTCATTTTCAATATCCACGTCCATTTTCAGCAAATCCAGGTATTTTCCCTTGTTATCTTTGATAATGCGGAGCGCATCGCGCCGCTGACTAATGGGCAATTGTATTTCGCTAGTAATATTAACGCAAAATGCTATCCACTCCTGTTTCAACTGTATGTATTCCTCCAAACGCTCTTGGACTTGATAGATTTTTATGAGACCGGTAAATACCGCGATCGAAAAACTCATCACTGTGAAAAAGACGTTCAGAATGAATTGTTGTTGTGTTGCCGACAATTGCGTGATACTAATTGAACCAGACGCGGTGGATAATACAAGCCCTAGGAGCACGTTTTTTCGGATGATTGCGCGGTATTTTTTGATTGCCAAGTCCAACGTCTCGATTTGAAGAGAACCTATTTGCACCCATTCAGACAAGGTTTCTAAATTTGTCTCGTCCCAATTTTCGCCATTGTGATTGTACACTGCTGTGTTTGATGTATCCATCACCACATTTGCGGAAGAATCTTCACTCATTATATATTGTATGAATATATAATGTACAAAAACGGGAGAACTGCTAGGCGCCGCAGGACAAAAGGACTGGGTCAAAAGTCATTTATAAGACAACTAACACGCAAATATTATCCGTCGTGTATGCACGACGACCAACCAACCCGCGACAAAAACCAAGAAAAATATATACAACACACAATCACATACGGCGAAATGGAATACGAAGGTATCGATAAATTATACGCATATGTCTCTCAAATTCGGCCAATAGACACATTCATCGATATTGGTTCGGGTCGCGGCAAATTGTGCATGTATATGGCGTCAAAACCCCAAATTTCGCGTGTTTTAGGCGTCGAATTGGTCGAAAGCAGACACATAGACGCCATGTATTTGAAACGACAGTTGAAATCCGATTTTGCAGACAAGGTCGAATTCATAAATTCGAATATATTCGATGTCGATTTGACTCCCTATCAAAATTCGACAATATTCATTTGGTTCTCCAATTTGTGTTTTGAACAATCCTCTACAAATAAAATATTCGAAAAACTGAAACAAGAATTACCTGTTGGTACTATCGTCACATGTTCGAATAAAATCAATGAAGAAGTCGGTGGATTTGGACTTTTTGACACGCGTCAAATACCAATGTCTTGGCACAAAGATAGCAATGTATATGTATATACTATAATATAAATGGATGATAATGATGCATCATTGTCTACCTTACAAAAAGAATTTGGAGAACCAGTACAAACAGTAACTTATGAATTTGGAAATATGAAGATGAACGAAGTCGACCGTTTATTCAATCAATTGTTATATGACGTAATAAAAATATTATGGCAAAAAAATGATGTTCAACAACGGAAAAATATTATTCTTGTTTTTTTGATTTTGGAAGAACGCGATAATATGACAAATACATTGCAAAAAGGCGGAAAAAAATCATTATATTACATAGTATTTTTTGCATTACTTGTTATAACAAATTATTATACTGATTCCTACAATAATCAAAGTTATAGAGAACCGTCGCGACAACCACTACCAAAAATAGTAGGACAGAATCCCAATTATTACAAAGAAAAAAAAGAATTGCAGATAGATGAATTGCAAATAGATGAATTACAATTATCTACAATACAAAAAACAGAAATTGAATTATATGATCAAGAATTGGTAAATTTTTTGAGAAATGTGAAACATATCATGTATTATTTGAAATTCATAAATATATTTTTAGATATTGTAAAATCTAGAACTGGAAATAGTATTGTAAGTAAATCTTGTGTTGCTATATTCAAAAAAATAGATAATTTATTGAAAGCAACCAATACGAATCCGGAATATATACAAAAAAGTGTTACACATGGATTGAAATTTTTCGGGTTTGATATGAATAAATTGATCATTGATTCGGGTATTACCATTTCTCTTGGAATAGCAGATTCAATTGGGTTTTCCGATTTATTGAGTGAAATTATATCGATTGGGTTATCTCCTGAATTGAAATTTGCATTTATTATAGTACCTATGATGTCTGAAAGTTTGGTTAGAGATTCAGAATCATTATTGAGAGAACTTACACCTCGGGAATTTACACAGTTGATTAGTAGAGGCGGTAAAAATAAAACAAAAAA